GAGCACTGTACTGTAGACATAGATGTTGGTCCTAATAGTAAAGCTAATACTCAAGAAAATATGATGATGTTAGCTACACAAGTTATGCCAATGCTGTATCAAACTCCAGAAACTAAGAGTGTTATTAATCCTGCTTCAGGGTTTAATATTGCTAAGCAAATGATGGATTCCATAGGTATTGAAAACTGGACTGATTTTATTGTCGATCCAGCAACACCACAAGGTCAACAGCAGGCACAAGCCGTAGCCCAACAACAACAAGCGGCAAATGCTGAAGAGCAGAAAGAACAAGAAATAGAACAACAGAAACTTATGTTGACTCTACAAAAACAAATGGCTGATATCCAGAAGAAGCAAGCTGATATGGAGTTAGATAGAGAGAAATTTGAGCATATGGTTGCTAAGGATAAAGCAGAGATTGCTTTAGAAATACAAACAGGAAAACCTACCAAGATTGGTAATTAATTCATGAAACGGAGGTCAAATGGATAAAATAGAACTAGGGGCTCATGCTAAGATGATTATAAGTAATAAAGCTTATGATTTAATCTTTGAGAAAGTTAAAGAAAAATATTTATCGGCATGGAGTCAGACAGGTTCGCATCAAACAGAGTTACGAGAAACTATTTACAATACTGTCGTAGCACTAACAGATGTGAAGAAAGAAATAGAGTCGTTAGCAGTTGCTGGCGATAATGAAACATTCAAAAAGGAACAGGAGGATCTAAATGGATGAGTTTACACTAGAAGACTTGGAGATGTTCAAGTTAGAACAAAAAAATATACTACGTGAAATGCGCGGAGCAAGAAACCGCGGGGGACACGGTCCCGTTATTAGACAACTACTCGAAAAACTTACTTCGGTACAGGCCCTTATTGCCCGTTTTGAAGATATAATTGAGCGTGAGTCCCAAAAACAGGATGTTAAAAAGGTTAAAAAGGCAGCAGCACCTATTAAGAAAGCTGCTACCAAATAAAGAATAATCTATAGGAGGATTATGTAATGTCAGAGAGTTTAGAAACTACCCTAACAAATAGTCGGGATGTTAAAGTAAATTTGGTTGATGAAGATGCAATGTTAGAAGGTCTAGCGGGCGAGTTCTTTGGTGATGAACCAAAAGAGGATCTACCCAGCGAAGATATTGATAACGAAGTGGAGGAAGCAGCAGAGAGTGATGAAGCTGAGGCGCCCGAGACTGAACTATTAGAAGATGAGAGCAATGATGATAATCTAGAAACTGAAGAAGAAGAAGAGACTGAGAAGGATGCAGATGACTCTGAAGAAGAAGTGGAAGATGATAGCGAAGAACTAGATATGGAATATGAAGTACCAGTTAAGATTGATGGTGAAGAGTCGACTGTATCTATGGCTGAGTTAATCAAAGGTTACCAGACTGCTCAAAGCTCTAACAAGAAATCCATTGAAGCCAGTGCACAGCTAAAAGAAGCTAAGGCACTTGCAGAAGAAGCTACTGCGCTTAAATCTCAAAATGCTGAATTGCTTGCTAGTCAAACTGATAGCGACGCAATACAGCTAGAAGCGTATGATCGTAAAATACAGCAATTAATAAATGATGATGATATGTTCGAATTGCCTAAATGGCAAGAAGCTAGACGTAATAAAGCTAAAGAACTTGAATCTAAGAGGAACGAAGCTACACGTCTTAAAGACGAGGCTAATTCTGAAAAGACTCAAGCAGACGCAGCTGCATTACAAGCAAATAAAGAACAAGCTATTTCAGCATTAGATACGGATCTGCCAGGCTGGCAAGATAACTACGAATCTGTGGTTAACTGGGCAGTAAAAGACTTAGGTTTTCCTGAGTTTGCAAACGTTATAGATCCTAAAGTGATTGCGTTAATGTATGATTATAAGGCTTTAAAGGACAGCAAGAAAGTTGCAGTCCAGAAGCGCAAGAAAGCTCCTACTAAAAGTGTTAAGGCAACTAAGCCTGTGAGCAAAAAGGCTAAAACTAATGAGAAAGAAAAGGAGTTACGCAAGAAAGTCTTATCAGGAGACGCTACAGAGAATCAAACTGATTCTTTCCTAGCAGGACTGGTAGATGGAATGTTTGACAATTAATCTTTCTTATCTCTTAACAATTGTAATATTTTATAGGAAAAATTAAAATGGCAATATTTAGAACGGAAGATACCAAGGGTAAAAAGGAAGACCTGGCATCTTTTATAACTATGATTACCAGAGATGAAACTCCGTTTTTATCTTCTATTGGTAACAAAAAAGCCACAGCCGTTTTTCATGAGTGGCAAACTGATGAGCTAGCAGCACCTGCTGCGAATGCTCAAGCTGAAGGTTCAGACTTTTCAGCATCAGCTGTTGCAAGTACCAGCACAGCCCGTGTTGGTAACTACTCCCAGATCCTTACTAAGCACATTCAAGTTTCTAAGACTCTTGATAGTGTTTCTAAGGCTGGGCGCAACTCTGAGTTTGCGTATCAAATGAAGAAGAAAGGTACTGAGCTTAAGCGTGACTTAGAGCACGCACTAGTTGGCGCACGTCAAGTAACTAATGGCTCTGGCGGAGCTGATGGTGTTGGCGCGAACGCTGGTCGTACTATGGGCGGATACCAATCATGGGTACCTGCATATAACACATGGGACGTTTCTGCTAGTACCCCAGCATTTGCTTCAGGTACTCATACAGCTGCAGCTGGTACTGCCGCTGGTCTTACGAGTGCCGCTGCTACTGCTGGTACCCACTCACTTGCTTTAAGTGACGTTGATGAAGTAATGCAAAGAGTTTACGAAGAAGGTGGAAAGGCAACAGTACTTATGATGTCTCCAACTCAAAAACGTAACTTCTCTGCTTTAGCGCAAGCTGCTTCTAACGTTCGTCGTAATATTGACGAACTAGGCTCAATCAGACAATCTGTTGAGCTTTACGAAAGTGACTTTGGTTTAGTGAAAGTTATACCTAACTACATTCAAGGTCTCGCTAGTAGCGTTGACAAGAGTGATGGGCTAGGTGGAGCTACGGATGTTCTCGTTTACGACCCAAGTTGGTGGGCGATGGCTACTTTACGTCCTCTACATACAGCTGATGTTGGTGTACAGGGTGATAGCACAACAGCTATGATGATCGAAGAAACTACTCTAGAATGCAGAAACTCATTTGCATCTGGAATGATTTCTGGTATTGGCGTAATTGTTGCGTAAGTAACATTTGTACAAAATATAGGTGGCCCTTCGGGGCTGCCTTTATTTAAATGTATTATATTAGTATATTTAAGTAAAGGTATTCAACCTTAGATCGGAGAATTAAAATGAGTAATTTTATTAAAGATACATATGGCAAGAATGGTGAATTCAGAGCCACACAGGATGTATCAGCTTATTTAGACTATGCTTCTAAATCACGAGCAGCCACAAAAAGCATGTTTGCTAACCAAAAACAAAACTTTAGATCATTTGCTATTATTCCAGATATAGTAGCTGTAGATATAAAAACTAAATTCGGTATAGATGTGCACGACTCGCAAAATAGTGCTCACGAACTGCAGAGAATTAGAGATATAGTTATACAGAACTACCCCCAATTATTGACGGGTAATATTATTAAAAACCCCAAAGGGAGATAAATTATGGCAGCAGTAACTAACCAAGCTACTCTACGCACAACCGTAGCAGATTGGCTAAACCGCTCTGACTTAACAAATGCACAGTTAGACCAGTTTATTGAGATGGGGGAAGCTAAAATATATGAGTTATTAAGAGTACCCGCATTAGAAAAGACAGTTGTTTTTACCGTTACCGATTCTCGTATTACTATTCCTGCAGATTTTGTAGAATTAATTGAAATTAGGAAGACAGGCGCAGGTTCATGTAGTGTCAACCCAACTGTTAACACAACTCCCGCTTTATGTGAGTCCGCGGATGGGGTATGGACAAGTACAAGTGACAATGATGATATTATTTTAAGTAGAACTGATACAAGGAATCTGTTTAGTTCAGATAAGCATTCTATTTGTAATGCTTTTGCTAGGGATGCCGGAGAATTTGTATTAACGGATTCTTCTGGAAATATTAATGCTTCCGGGCCTTATAGAGTTAAATACTATAAGGTAGACTATGCTATAGGATCACTTTATACTAATGGAGAAGTATTTAGATCTACTAGCGCATTTTGTACAGCTTTAACAAGACAATCAAATGCTGCTACTGGGGCTACATACGCTGCTTATTCCCCTGCTAATGGTTACGGGGATTGCACGATAAATCACGCAGATGTAGAAAAAGATAGCTGGCTACTAAACGACTATGAAATAATTTTATATGCCGCTTTATCGGTAGGATCAGAATATTTAGGAAATGATGAGGATGTCGCAAAGTTTACTCGTTTGTTTATGGAGCAGATAGCAGCTACGAATATGAGAGCTAGCAACGCAGAATTAAAAGGTGCAAATGTACAGATGCGTTTACAAGGGTTCCAAGGCTTATAATTAAGGAGATAAACTATGGCAAGAAATTCGTTTTATGAAGGAACAGTTGCCGATGCGGAACTAATTGCAAATGCAAGTGAAGACGCGCGTTTAGCTGAAGAAAAAGCTGCAGCGGCGGCAGCTAGTGCAACAAGTGCCGCGGCATCTTATGATTCTTTTGATGATAGATATCTAGGAACTAAGAGTTCCAATCCTTCAGTAGATAATGATGGTGCTACTTTATTAGACGGAGCATTATACTTCAATACTAGTAATAATGTAATGATGGTGTACGATTTAGGCAACACCTCATGGGTTAGAACAACTCCTACAACTACAGAACAAGGACATATTAACACAGTATCTGGTATCGCAGCTAATGTATCAACAGTAGCCGGAGTAAGTGGCAATGTTACAACAGTTGCTGGTATATCGAGCAATGTAACTTCGGTTGCTGGAAACGCAACAAATATTAATGCAGTTGCTGCGGATGCTACAGATATTGGGGCTGTTGCAGGTAAAGCTACAGAAATTGGTAGATTAGGTACCGCAGACGCTGTAGCTGATATGGCAATATTAGGTACTTCAGCTATTGTAGCAGATATGGCAATTCTTGGTACTGCTGATGTAGTAGCTGATATGAATGTTTTGGG